TATGGTTTGTTGAACAGAACAAAGCACAGTGCATCCAAAAGAGTGGACTTACCAGCACCATTAGTTCCAACAACTAGGTTAGTTACATTATCAGTAAATGATATTGTAGTAGGAACATCTCCAGTGCTCAGAAAGTTCTTCCAAGTAATTTTCTCAAACAGAATCATTTTCGTTGGGGGGAATCACAATGTCCTCTGGACCAATAACAGCATATTTGTAATTATAAGCGTCACATGCTTTTAAAGCAAGCTCATCATCAACTTCTACAACAGACAATTTTTTATGTTTTTCATTATTTTCATGAAGAAGCATTAGATATCTTTCGGCATCATCCTCTTCCTCAAAAAGAAAAAGCACATGATCATCATTAGCATCTACGACAGCATATGCTCCAGAAGAATTTTCAGATGCTAAAAGAAACATTATTCGACTTCGCAGGCTTCTCTATAAATCTTCTCAAAGAGTTTTTTAATAATAGTTTTATCTAGTTCTGTTTCAGACTCATCAATATAACGATGTAGGATAGACATCGTATTCTCAGACTCTTCAACTTCAAAGTCATCATTCTCTTCGATGGCAAAGTTCTCAATTACCTTGACTTCTTCAGCAACAGAAGAAATCTTATCGACGAACTTTTCAAAAGACTTGGGATCAGACTTCTGACGAACGATAATCTTTACAATTTTACCAGAATATTCAGTAGCATCTAACAACTGGTACGGTGTGTCCTCATAATACACGTTGTAGAACATCCTGAAAGGATTGTTCACTGGTGTGTGTTCTAAGGTTTCGGTATCAAAGATATGGAAACCTCTGCTGTCGTTTACATCATTCCAATACAACTCATAAGGATTGCCAAGATAGAAAACCTTGCCGTCATCAGAACGAGTATGGTAGTGACCAGAGAAGACTTTCTTGAAGTTACCAATCAGTCTGGTGTCGTCTCTTGCCTCTTGCTGAACGTGCCCTCTGTGTGCCCTGAAACCATTCAGTTCAAGGTGACCCATGGCAATCTCGGCAGTGCTGTTATCAATGGCACTGTAGGTCTCTTGACGATTGTCATCATTGATCCATGGAAGGAACATGATCTTCCTGCCGTCGATTACCTTCTCGGTAGCAGAAGAGATAACCACCACATTACTATACTCTCGTAAGAGTAAGTCCACTGTGTTAATGTCGTTAGTGTTCTTGTAGTAGGCAGTGTGATTACCCACAACAGTATACACGTCCACTCCCAGATCTCGCAGACGGTCATAGTAATTCTTTTTAGCCCACTCCAGAGACCAGAGATCAATAGACCTACGGTTGTCAAAAGTGTCTCCCATATCGATGACACATTTGATAGATTCTCTTTCAAGAGTTGGAAAAAATACTTCATTGTAGAACTTTAGAAAGTATTCGTGAAAGAACTTACTACCTTTTCTGGCACCGAAGTGTTGATCTGTAATAATGGCACACTTCATTGACGATTAAGTTTGTAGTGGATTTTTTCTTTGATACTATTATAGTCGGAAGACGTGCCATTTGCACCATCCTCAACGACCATTACTTGATCATATCCAGTCTTTTCAATAATCTTAGTTTTGATTTCCAGTTGCTTCTTCTCTTTCTGAATCCTTCTCAGAAATGCGTAATGAATAATCTGAGTAAAGTAAGCAAAAGGATTTGAAGACTTTGCTGGATCAAAGTTCAACATGTACTGAACACAGTTCTCAATACCGTCAGAGATCATGTCCTCACGGAACATGTAGTTCACAAAGTTAGGCTTGTAAGAAAGGTGAGTCGCAATCTTCAGAAAACACTCACCCAAATAATTTGTGATGCGTGGTTTATTGGGACTGGACCAGTTCTTAAGTTGATCGTCTGTAATATCAGGGTTTTCTTTTTGTGCTGCTTTACGAACTTTAATTCGATACTCCACAATGGCAGCAAGGAAATCCTTGTTATTTACATAATGCTCTGATCTTTCTCTGACTGGCATAACATTTCTTTAACTCTGATTAATTGTTTATATTATACCACAAATTACCAGCTTGACACAATCACGATTCTTGAGTAGAATCACCCTTGTGGTGGTTGTCAGAGACATCTAGCTTGTATATTTCTTCTAGTTTAATTCTAGCTTCTGTTACTGTTCCTAAGTAACCCATTTTTTTATCAGGTGTTACTTGTTGAGATTCCTCTTCTTCATCATCTTCAATTGTTTCGTCAAGAAACTTTTTATAGAACTTGATGATCTCTTTATTAGTGATCTCTGTAATGGTTACTACTTTGTCCATACTGATGGTGTAGATATCCTCATCAGGGATTTTCATCCAAGGTTCTACTTTTACACCAGAAACCAATCCCCTTTTCACTATTTTCATAATGACGGGATTGCAGAGAACGACAATACTATTGCCGTTAAGATCCGTGTCAAGAGAAGCAATAGAGAAGATTTCTTCTCCTGTCACTAACTTTACTACGCAATAGAATTCATCTGTCATTTTCCCTTTAGTGTGATGTTTACAAATTCATAGTTAAATTCCTCTTCATTGTAAATCTTGATTCTTTCAATGAGATGGTTGAGTGTGTAATTCTTTCTTGTCTTATAACTACAATCATCGGCAATGTCATAAAGAGTAGCAGTGAACTTGTTGCTACCTTTACGAAGAACCCTACCAATAGATTGAAGGTTTCTAACTCTTGATTTGCTTGGTGAAGCAAAGATAACGTTGTGAAGGTTTTTGATGTTAATGCCAGTAGAGAAGGTGCCGTATGAAGCAATGATGATTGCGTTGGACTCAGCTTCAGTGATTGATCGTGCTCTTTCTCTTTCTTCTACATCAACACCACCGTGGATGAAGAAAACTTTTCTATCTTCTTTTACATTGCTATTTATCATATCGTATAATATTTGCCCATGAGTTTCTACTCTTGAGAACAAAACAAGAGTGTTCCCTTTCAAATCACAAGCAAGATTTTTAATAAAGTTGTTTCTCTGTTCATGAGAAATGAGATACTGAACTTCATCTTCATAAGTATCAAACTTCTGAGGAGTATGCTTCAAGATCAGGATCTTGGCATTGAAGTTAGCAAGATATCCCTTCTTAATCAGTTCCTCTGTTCTGATGATCTTGTATGCTGGTCCAAACAGTCCCTCTAAGACCCATTTATGCGTCTGTGTGCCGTCTAAAGTACCAGTGAACCCATATCTATACTTCGCATCACATAACTTGGTCATAATGCTGATTAGAGACTTGGATTTGAATAGGTGTGCTTCATCACCCATCACCACATCAAATCTCTCAAAGAAGGACTTGGGTAACTTATAGATAGATTGCCAGGTAGTAATGACTACGGGAGCATCAGTATCCTTGTCTTTGCCACCATAGATCTTATGACAGTTAGCAGATGCATCCCAACCGTAGTCCTCAAAGTCCTTGTACATTTGCTCTACTAGACTTGTCGTGGGTACAACTAGCAGGGTATTTCTATTGTGAGCTGTATGATATCTCACGAGAGAGTAAATCATCAGAGATTTACCTGAGGCAGTGGGAGATATCAATAATCTTCTATTGTGTTTTAGAGCATCGTATACTCCCTCTATTTGATACGATCTAGGTTCATGACTACAGATAGACTTCATGTAATCACGAACACCCTCAATAGAAATCATCCCATTCTCTTCAAAGGGTAGACCGTAGTATTTGTTATCTTCAAAAGCATATTCATATCCCCTTTCTTCACAAAACCTGACTACCTTGTGGAGGAGACCAACATAGATCTCCCCACTAGACTGGTTGAACAATCTAATCTTTCCATCCCAATATTTGCTCCTGTATTGCGGCATAAACTTTGCCCCAGGAACATCGAAGGTGAATGTATCAGACAGTTCCATGTACACATGGGGTTCTGCCTTAATTCGTAGATATACTTCGTTCTTTTTTGAAATGGAAACTGTATTCATCAGAAACCTCTTTGGAAGTTCTGCCACTCAATCGCATTCTTGATCTGATAAGTTCTGTTATTAACTTGTTTCAGAATACTCTCAAGATAATTGAGCATGGCATCATGATAGTCAATCTTCAGACGAATCCTAGACAGTTGTTCGTCTGCGTCTAAATGGTAGTTAAGAGAATCTTTCTCTCTTACTTTGTATGGAAAAGGATCGTCTTCGTAGACTTCTGGATCTGCTTTTCCGTTATAATAATTTCTGCGTTCAAGGTATTTGGTTTTATAATTTTGTTCTTCCTTCTTTTTCATCAGAAGAACTGTATTATATAGTTCATGATATTTTGCGTGTAATTGAGGAATCCTCAGTGATTCTTCGTGCAAATTGTCGGGGTCAAGGATGGAGTCATTCGACCACATCTCATTAATAACATCAAGGTTCATCTAGTACGACTTACAGTTTCAATATTATAGATGGTATACTTGAAAGTTACAGTTGCTGTCAATGTCTGGTAGTCAGTATTTGTTGCGTCAAACTGAAGACCAGATAGACTGTATGGGAATAATCCGTTAAATTTAACTTTGGCAATATTATTGAATTGATTATTCAAAATCAATAAAGTACCATCACTATATTGTTGATCCATATCAATGACATTGTTTTGATCGGTGACCAAATCAATAAAGTCTTCAATACTGTTTGGAAATCCCAAACCTCTCATCCAGTTATGAATAGTGAGGTAATTTTCTAACTGTTCGTCAACAATAAACTGTAGTGTTAAATCTTCAAAAACCAATCTGTCACCAGCAAGTGGTAACTCTTTCAAGTAGTTTGGTGCATTGACTGTTCCAAGTGTCAGACCAGGTAAATTAGCAGTATTGGAAAAGAAATCTACCTTGGGAAATCTGGCAAGCGTAAAATTAAATCCTACATTAGAGAGGTAGTTTCTATTCTGTATCTGCTTGTCAAACGGGTCTCTAATAGGAGCAGCCATGATCACTATTATGTTACCAGACTATTTATTGACGATGAAAACCCTCTGGTTCCGTTGCGTGGATCCAGTCTTTCAAGTTTCTTACATAGGTTCTCAACAGTTTTGCCTGATCCTCGTGAAAGGTATCACCCGTTTCTAAAAGATTTCTGGTGTGTAAGTCAACTCCATCTAGACACTTCTTTATGACAGGGTTCCAGGGTTCCCTAAAAGAAGTATTCCATTCTCGTGGCATATATCCTCACTTCTTCTTACCACCGTTCTTTGCTTTCTTGGCGGCAGCATTACCAGCATTTTGCTTGGCATTCGCAGACTTGCCCTTCTTATTCGCAGGTTTGCCCACTTTAGTGTTTGCAATTTAACATTGTATTTATACAAAAAAAGGGGGGTCGTCACCCCCCAAACTTTATTCTAAAATGTGCCTACAAATCCTTTTACAAATTGATTGAGAATCATCGCACTCAATTAAACATTCGTAGTAGTCATTGATAAGATTGAGTTCTTCCTCCAACTCATTTACTGTTTTCTCAAAATGACGCCACTCATCCAGTTGATTGCGACTTATTAAGTTGTGCATGATAACCTCCATGCATACCGACACGTGACGAACCTAAAAGTTTTCGACTCATTTTAACCTCCTCATATCACTATACCGTATTTAGAGTAAAATGTTTGATTTTATACAATAACGCAAAGAAAATTTATGCCTACGAGTTTATACCTAGGCATAAAAAAGGGGACCTTTCGGTCCCCAGAACTTCCTTCACACGGAAGGATATTATACCAGAATCACATGAGGTTGGCAACCTTGACTCTCTGGTAGTAACGGTTAACGCCAGGATAGACACGACCCAGACCCTGGTTATCAACATTACCTTCTGCGAAGGGGTTGGAGATAAGACCGTAACGAGTCTTGAAGCCGATCTTGGGCTGGAAGGTGTTCTCCCCGACGGCACGAACCATCTGGAGGGGAACATAGGGGCAGTAGAACAGACCAGCATCGTAGGGGGAAGAACCCTTGTATCCAACGACGTAGTACTGGTTAGCAGCAGAGTTAGCAGCAAATGGGTCGATGTAAACTCTGTACTTACCGTTGATGGTTCCAGCAAAGGTGTTGCCAGTGTCATCAACGTTCAGGTTTGCGTTCAGGGCAGGGGTGTAATCAAGTACACCAGCCATGGTCAGAGCAGAAGCAACGTCAGCAGAAGTCAGGATGATGTTGCCCTTTCCTCTACGAGTTCTTTGTGCGATGCGGTTGGCATCTCTCTCGATTTGGAACAGCAGACCCTTGAACTTCTCAACGGACCAACGACCATTGGAGTCAACGTCCAGGTCGAATGTACCTGCGGTGGCAACGTTTGCCTGAGCACCGTTCTCAGCAACCTTATAGATGGTTCTGATGACTTCACGGTTGATCTCAGCAAGGATCTCGGTGGAGAGGATGTTTGCCAGTTCGGCTTCGGC